TAACTCTACTTGATTATACACGCATGGCAGTCACATCTTTCGGTGCTGACTTTGTGTTTGTTGATCACGTACAACGTCTGGCTTACTTGTCTAACTCTGGTGTTGATGGTGCTACCAGTACTCTGACTACACTTGGGTCACGTATGGCACAGCTTGCCAAGGAGTTGAACATCGGTGTGGTATTTATATCACAGGTCAATGATGATGGACGCACAAAGTATGCAGCCTCTCTTGAAGAGGAAGCTATTATCTGTGTAAAGATCGAACGTGACACCGAGTCCGAGGATGAAATACTTCAGAACACTACTGAATTTATTGTTGACAAGAACCGTCCATTTGCTAAGTTGGGCAAGGCAGGTTCAGTCTACTATGATCCAGAGACTACGATCCTAACAGAAGAGATACCTTACGAGAGGAGTGATATAGCAGCATGATTGTATTTGATGTAGAAGCTGACGGACTACTTGATCAGGCTACAAAGATACACTGCTTATCCTATACCCATGATGGTAAAGACTATAAAACTTTGTTTGATTATTCTGATATGCGTGATCTTATACTCTCTCAGCGGGGGTTGGTTGGTCACAATATTATTAGATATGATGTACCACTTCTAGAAAAGATCTTGGGTATCAAGGTGACAGCACGTCTCTTTGACACACTACCTATGTCTTGGGTAATAAACTATGATCGACCTAAGCATGGCCTTGAGTCTTTCGGTGAGGACTTTGGTGTACCCAAACCTCAGATTGATGACTGGCAAAACTTAACTCAAGAGGAGTATGCACACAGATGTACCGAGGATGTAAAGATAAACTGGTTGCTATGGCAAGACCTGCTCAAAAGGTTTATGTTTATCTACAAAGACAAGGTACAGTTAGACAAGTTCTTCCGCTATCTGGAGTTCAAGATGGACTGTGCTTCAGTGGCTGAACGTATCGGATGGAAGTTGGACAAGGAGTTGGCACAGAGATGTGTGGACGATCTTACTCAACAGAAGTCTGAGAAAGAGGCAGAGCTTATTCAAGTTATGCCAAAGCGCAAGGTGACCACCAAGAAAACAAAACCAAAGAATTGTTTCAAGAAAGATGGTTCTCCATCTGCTCATGGACAACGTTGGTTTGACCTCCTACAAGAACACAACCTACCCATGCACTACGATGGTGAAGTAGAGGTTATCAAAGGTTGGGATCAACCTAACCCTAACTCTACTGATCAGGTCAAGGACTGGTTGTATTCTCTTGGTTGGGAACCTTGCACCTTTAAGTATGACAAGAACAAGGAGACTGGCGAAGAAAGAAAGATTCCTCAAGTCCGTAAGGATGGTGAACTAACTGACTCAGTAAAGCTGATTGCCGAAAGTAATCCTGCTGTTGAGGTTCTCGAAGGTTTGACTGTGATGCAACACAGACTTAAAATCTTTGAGGCATTCATCGAGTGTGAGCAGGGTGGCTATGTCCGTGCTGAGATTGATGGGCTTACCAACACCTTACGATTCAAACACAAGAAACCATTAGTGAACCTTCCTGGGGTAGACAGACCGTGGGGTAAAGAGATACGTGGCTGTTTAGTTGCTCCAGACGGTTACGTTCTTTGCGGTGCTGATATGACATCCCTTGAAGATACAACTAAGAGACACTACATGTATCCATACGATCCTAAGTATGTACACGAGATGTCTCAAGAAGGTTTTGACCCACACTTAGACTTGGCTAAACACGCAGGTGCTATCAAGCAGTCTGACATTGACGCTTACAATCAAGGTCAACGTCCAGAACTCAAGGCACTACGCAAGAACTACAAGGTTGTGAATTACTCTGCGACCTATGGAGTTGGTGCAGCTAAGTTATCTCGTACGACAGGTATGGCTATACCCCATGCTCAGTCATTGCTTGATGCTTATTGGAAACGTAACTGGTCAGTCAAAGCATTTGCTGAGGCACAGAAGGTACGTAAGATCAACGGCGAGATGTGGGTACAAAATCCTGTCAGTGGTTTCTGGCATTCGCTTCGTTATGAGAAGGATGTGTTCTCTACACTCAATCAATCCACTGGTGCTTATTGCTTTGACAAGTGGGTTGCGTATTACAGAACACGTAGACCAAACATCATCGGTCAGTTCCATGACGAGTCTATCAACCTAGTAAAGCAAGGAGAACAGAATGAGCATTCAGATGCATTGAACTGGGCTATTGAAAAACTTAATCAAGAGCTTAAATTAAATGTTGACTTGGGTATTGATATTCAATATGGTCAACGCTATAGTGACGTACACTAGTAATGGAGGGCCAAATGGCTACACGTAAAGTAAAACTAACTGGTATTGCCGAATGGGCAAAAGTATTTCCACAGAACCGTGACATGGAAGGTTTTGATGGAGCGTATAGAGAATGCAACGGTGCTTGCACAATCGACCTCATCCTTGATGATGACAACCTAGCCACACTGAAGGCTTCACGTTCTATGAAGCGGGGTACACCCGATCAGATGGGACGTGGTACTAAGGTGAAGTTAGTCCGTAAGTTTGACACTGGAAAGGATTGGGATAGTGGTGCACCTGTTGTTAAAAAGTCTGATGGTACTGATTGGGACTATGATCTTGATGGCACCATTGGTAACGGATCTACTGTAGAGGTTCTCCTCTCAGTCTACGATACTAAGATGAAGAGTATTGTAGGTACACGACTGGATGCGGTCACAGTTCTTGACCATGTTCAGTATGTTCCAGATACTGTTTCAGATGATGCTTCGCCATCTGTTGCAGCTGAAAATAATAACAGCGAAGTGTTGTTTTAACCTCCTCCCAAAACAACTAGTGGCCCCCTCACGGGGGCTACCTTTTAAGGAGATAACATGAAAAAGATTGATACATTAGTTGAAGACCTTGAGTCCGTGATCTACGGACAAGGCGGCTGGAACGGAACCATCGGTTCTATGCTAGGCAACAACATTGCGATGTCTGCCAACAAAAGATTTAGTAAGCCGCAAGAGCCTCGTGGGTATCTATCTCTTTCGTCTATTGGCACACCGTGTAAACGTAAGCTGTGGTACAAAGTAAACAAGCCAGGCTTTGGTGAACCACTCAGTGCTAACCTACTGCTCCGTTTCTTTTACGGAGATATGATCGAAGAACTTATACTCTCTATGGTGATAGCCTCTGGTCACAGCATGAAGGGTTCTCAGGATAGACTAAACGTTCATGGCATACGTGGTCACCGTGACTGTGTGATTGATGGTATGACTGTTGATGTAAAGTCTTGTAGCCCATATGCTTTCAAGAAGTTTAAAGATGGTACACTACGTGAGAACGATGCCTTTGGCTACATCAGTCAGCTTAGTTCTTATGTTTATGCAGGTAAGGATGACCCACTGGTTACAGACAAGACGCATGGTGCATTCCTTGCGATTGATAAAGTCAGTGGTGAGATATGCCTAGATGTGCATGACTTCACAGAAGACCTCAAGACTAAAGAGGAAGAGATGCTAGCAGCTAAAGAGTTAGTTGCAGGTGACATACCTACTGACCGTGTTCAACCTGTACCTGCAAGCAAGGCAAGTCCTAACACTAAGTTAGATAAGTCTTGTCAGTTCTGTGAGTATAAGAAAGTTTGCTGGCCTAACCTACGTATGTTCAAGTACTCTTATGGCATTGAGTACCTAGTACATGTAGAGAAAGAACCCAAGGTAGAAGAGGTGTTCGATGACACGGGCAGCTAAAGCGAAGGGACGTGGTGGACAAAATGAAATCAGGGACAAGCTATTAGAAACCTTTCCTGAGTTCGAGCCTGATGACATAAAGTCCACAACTATGGGGGACACTGGAGAAGATATCCAGCTGTCCCCTGCAGCTAGAAAAAAGATGCCTATTACTATTGAAGTAAAGCGTAGGAAGTCTGGTATGAAGATGGCCTATGATTATATTGAGCAAGCCAGTAAGCACGGTAAAGGAGAACCAGTTGTGTTCTTTCGTGCAGATAGAAAAGACTGGATCACAATGATTAGTGTAGATCATTACATGGAGTTGTTAAAGAAATGGAAATAAAAATCTGGGGAGTTACGGAAGGTCCAATAGCTATTGAAGAAGTTTCTGAGTTAGAACTTGAGATGGCACCTGATGGATCTAAGTATTTTATGGTGTGTAGAACAGAGATAGATGGTGTGGTTGGTGAAGATAACTTTTGGTTCGAAGACTTCGATGATGCTTATGAATGGAAGAAGCATTTTATGAAGAGCATTGACCCGATTGTAATTGACATGGATGGCACTAGTGCGTATAACTAGGGGTCTTTCGAATGAGGTTTGAGCTATCTATAAAAATTAAAGTAGACCCCGAGGCTAACTTTCTTGAGACCTTTGGGGATAACTCTGACGTAGTATCGGAACTAATCGAAGCCAGTCTATACGACATAGACGATGTAATTGTGGAAGAATGTGAGGTAAAAAGTGTTGAATGATTCGGACCTAGAAGCTTGGGAGTATTACAACGAAGCTTTCAAAGAACGTATGACTATGGATCAGTACCAAAGGGCAGCAGCTAAGACTGCTATCTACAACAGTACGCATAGTATATTATACCCCGCCCTTGGCCTAGCAGGTGAGGCAGGTGAAGTTGCAAACAAAGTTAAGAAGATGATTCGTGACAATAACTTTGATCGGCAGGGTATTGCTGCAGAGATCGGTGATGTGTTGTGGTACTTAGCTGCACTGTCCCGTGATCTTAACATTGACTTGCATGACATCGCTTTCGAAAACCTAGAGAAACTCTACGGTCGTAAAGCACGAGGTGCACTAAAAGGCTCAGGAGATAAACGATGAGTAATCAACTACCAACAGACTATCAATCTTTTATTCACAAGTCACGGTATGCAAAATACTTTGATGATAAAGGCCGTGAGAACTGGGATCAAACAGTTGAACGTTACATGGATAATGTTGTTGCCAAGGCTTTAACAGATGAATCGGGTTGGGATATTTACAATGATATCCAACAAGCTATCCTTGGCTTAGAGATCATGCCTTCTATGCGAGCTATGATGACAGCTGGCCCTGCTCTTGATCGTGATAATACTGCAGGTTACAACTGTTCATATCTCCCAGTAGATGATCCTAAAAGCTTCGACGAAGCGATGTACATCCTCCTCTGTGGCACGGGGGTTGGCTTCTCTGTAGAACGGCAGTACATCAGCAAGCTCCCAGAAGTACCACATCTGTTCGAGAGTGATACCACAGTCGTCGTGAAGGACAGTAAGGAAGGTTGGGCGAAAGCTTTCCGTCAAGTGTTAGCACTCCTATGGGCTGGTGAGATTCCTAAGTGGGATGTCTCTCGTGTACGTCCTGCAGGTGCAAGACTAAAAACGTTTGGTGGTAGAGCATCAGGCCCAGCACCTTTGGTTGAGTTGTTTAACTTTGCTGTGTCTACATTTAAGAATGCACAAGGTCGTAAGCTCTCAAGCATTGAGTGCCATGACCTGATGTGTTTCATCGGACAGATTGTTGTGGTTGGCGGTGTACGTCGATCAGCTATGATCTCTCTATCTAACCTAAGTGATGACCGTATGCGTCACGCTAAGTCTGGTCAGTGGTGGGAGACAGCAGCTCACCGTGCACTAGCTAACAACTCTGTATCTTATACAGAAAAGCCTGATGTAGAAACATTCATGCGTGAGTGGACAGCTTTGGTTGAATCCAAGTCAGGAGAACGAGGAGTATTCAATCGTGAAGCATCTAAGAAACAAGCTGCAAAATATGGTAGACGTGATAGTGATTACGAGTTTGGGACTAACCCTTGCAGTGAAATCATTCTTCGTCCGTATCAGTTCTGCAACCTTACCGAGTGTGTCGTACGGGCTACAGACACTATCGACGATTTGGAAAGAAAGGTCCGTCTGGCAACAATTCTGGGAACTATCCAATCCACCTACACAAAATTTCCGTATCTGCGAAAGGTGTGGAGAGACAACACTGAAGCCGAACGACTGCTTGGTGTGTCACTCACGGGCATAATGGATAACCCACTGCTGACTACAAAGAATAAAGGACTCAATGAAACTCTTGCGCACCTTCGTAAAGTGGCTGTTGATACTAATGCTGAGTTTGCTGATAAACTTGGTATCCCTGTATCTGCTGCTATCAGCTGCGTTAAGCCAAGCGGCACTGTCTCTCAGCTTGTGGATTCAGCATCTGGTATCCATGCTCGCCACTCACGGTTTTACGTTAGGACTGTACGAGGTGACAACAAAGACCCTCTTACTCAGTTCATGAAAGATCAAGGCATTCCCCATGAGCCATGTGTGTTCAAGGGTGATACCACTACAGTGTTTAGCTTCCCTCAGAAGTCACCTAACAAAGCTGTAACTCGTGATGATATGTCAGCTATCGAGCAGCTAGAAATGTGGCTGGCTTATCAACGTAATTGGTGTGAGCATAAACCATCGGTGACTATCTCAGTCCGTGACTCGGAGTGGCTAGACGTGGGTGCCTTTGTGTACAAACACTTTGATGAGATGTCTGGTGTGTCCTTCTTACCACACTCTGATCACACCTATCAGCAAGCACCCTATCAGGACTGCAGTGAACGTGAGTATAAAGAACTTTCAAAGCTGATGCCAAAGTCTATTGACTGGTCCCAGCTTTCAGAGTATGAACAAGAGGACAACACTGTGGCAATGCAAACTATGGCTTGCTCTGGTGACTCATGCGAAATCGTAGACCTAGTGTAGGGTCTACACCTTCACCCTGCGTAAAGGTCTGTCGGATAGAGGATGGATACTGCGCAGGGTGTTTACGAACCGTAGATGAGATACGTGACTGGATGATCATGTCTGACTACGAACAAAAGAAACTGTTGTACGAATTGAAATGGAGACAAGATGTACGTAATGATCACTCGTAATCAATGTAACTTTTGTGATCAAGCTAAGGCTTTATTGAAAGGGGCTAACTTACAATACACCGAATATAATATCCAATCTAAATCTAGTTCGTGGTTGCTTTATCTTTTGAAACGTTCTAGTATTACCACAGTACCTCAGATCTTTAGCCCTTCGGGGTCTCACATTGGTGGGTACACAGAACTTAAGGAGTACCTTGAACATGGGCAAGCCCGTCAGAAAAGCATTTAATAGAGCACTATACGAAGCGTACGATTCACAAGCAAAGGATGCTTTGACAGAGTACCTCACAAAGAAGGGGCATGTGCTAGTCAACACTGAAGAGAACTACAATGTAGACGTTGTATCTCAGAAGCATGGCTACACTTACTTCAATGAGGCTGAGGTTAAGGTAGCTTGGGATGGTGACTGGCCTACACACTGGATGGAGATACGTATTCCAGAACGTAAGCAACGTCTACTTGATAAGTATCAAGGTGAGAATGGTGTACTTAACTTCTATGTCTTTCGTAAAGACCTCAAGCAAGCTTGGCGTATCAGAGACTTCTTGTTGACTAAGGAAAGTCTTGGTGAAGCAAAGGGTAGATACATCAGACCAGGTGAGTTGTTCTTTCACATTCCATACACAGAAGCGGAGTTGATTATACTATGACAGATAACGTAAACAAGCCTCCTCATTATGGTCAAGGTGAGATTGAATGTATTGATTACATCAAAGACATCTTGACAGATGATGAGCTTATCGGTTATTATCGGGGTAACGTTGCTAAGTACTTACATCGGTGGCGTTATAAAAATGGTCTAGAGGATTTGAAGAAAGCAAGATGGTACCTAGAAGCACTTATACAGCATCAAAGCAAAAGATGAAACCATTCAATGAGGGCTACCAAGCCTTCCTCAAAGGTGACTTGGGTAATCCCTACCAAGTTAATACAAAAGATAGTAGGGATTGGGAGATGGGTTTTAATAAAGCCTATTTCAAAAACAAGGAGCTGATAATTGAAAGAGAGCTTAGAGAAAGAAGCAAAAAAGTTTACTCAGCAAAAGCGTAAAGCTCCAACAACACAAAGCCTGACTGCAAGAATCTACTTGGCGGGTCAGGCTTTGAGTGGTCTATTGGCTGGTGGCAGGTCGAGTAACAATATGCAGGAAATAAAACGGCAAGCATATGATTGGGCAGACTATATGCTAGATGATGATACATAAAAAGAGGGGGCTTGATGCCCCCTTTTATTTTATCTACCGTATTGTCTTGCTCCAACCTCCGCAGGAACCTTGAGCATTTCTATCTGCTCTACTGTAGAGAGATATTCCTTAAGGACATACAGTTCTGCCCTAGTCATATCCCCAATCTCACCATCAAAGTTTAATTCTTCAATAGCATCGTCTAGTTTTTTATTGTTGTATTTACCTGATAATTCATACTGCAGGTCGATAGTATCGAGTGGACCTGAGTACTGCAGATACAAGAAGCTCTTAGCTAACTCTTGAGCTTCAGGCAGTATCTCCTTTTTCCAATACAGTCTCTGTCTATCAAGAGGCATGTTTCTAAATGCCTTACTATCCATCAAGGCAGATGCCTTAGCTTCAATAACATCAAACAGAATACCGTTGTATTCGTTAGCAGCTTCAGGTACTTTTGTTCTGATTTGTCTAGCAGCATTGATATCAAACTGCTCATAGCCTAGCATGTTCATAACACGTTGGGTATCAGTAAGCCTGATAGATCTTACACCTAATGACTTTGTAGATGTAATATCAGCTTCTCCTGTTGCTGCTTGCTTAAGTGTCTCACCGACTGGTTCACCAGTAAACAGTGGAATAATATTGTCAACATAACGAACAGAGTCATTGTAGAGTTTGTTTCCCTGATAACGATCAATAGGTCTTGCTTCTTCACCTCTAGCAATACCAGCCAATGTGTTGAGAGGTTCGATAAAACGTGTAGCTGCAGAGGCTACCTGTGAACCTACACCTCCCATAGATTTGCCAAAGGCTCTCCACATTTCTTTCATATCACCCTGAAGCATATAGAAACCAATACCTGCAACATCCTGTTGAGTTTGATCTAGGTTTCTAAGGACACCTTCAAGTGTAAAGTCTCTAGCTACTTGAGCGAGAAGTTCTGCAGGTGGTTCTTCTCCATCCATCCAGTAAGATGCAACTCTTGCAGCAGCTTTGAATGCTGAGACTGGGTAATCGTACTGACGTGTAACAACTTCACCACCGATAGATTCTTGATAGAGGCCCAGTCCATTCTTGCGGTTTTCACTTTCTTCCATAACTAATGTAGAAGTGTAACCCCAAGATACGGTTGCTCTAGTAAAGAGTTCTCCATAACTTTTATTAGAATATTTACCTGCAGCTTTACCTGCAATAGCAAGTCCAGAAGCTTGTAGGCCAAAGTCCACTGTGTTGTTAAAGAACCTACCGAACGGAATAAGTAAACCAACCCCAGGGATATTTCTAGCATCTTCAATTACTGCAGCAACTTCACCAACAAGCCCTGGTCCTTTGTAGGATTTACTAAAAATAGATTCCAGTGTTTTATCTACAGCTTTAGCTTCTATCTGAGCATACTCTTTTGTAGCCATAAACTTTGCTGCATCTTCCCAGTTGTAAAAGTCTGACCAACCTTTACCAGTAACCAGTCTAAGTTCTTTATCCATTTGAAAGATAAACTCTTGAGACTTAGTGAAGCTGTCCTGTGCTTTAACAAATGATAACGTTTGAATAAAGTCTACAATACCATCTGTACCTTCACCTATAAGTTTTTGGTTAGGGGTAAACTTACCGTCTGTAACTAACCGTGTTACATTATCAATGCCACCTGGCAATGTACTTGCTAATGTTTGTAGTGCCTCAGTGTTACGTGTAAGTGCAGACTCGAATGCAGCATGAGTCATATCAGGGTCAAGCAGCAATCTCATACGAAATGCATTAGACTCGAAGAGTGTTCTAGCAATCTTGTAAGATTTCTCTCCAGCCTTTTCCATACCAATAGCTTTGGCAAGTGTACCCCTACCTGCGTGTAGGGTCATCAGTGCCATATCAGAAACAGTATTAAGACCTGCATTAGCACCCCAACCAATCATGTTAAGTGCACTGGTTGATGGGTTAGACACAAGCAATCTAATCAATCTGTTCTGATTGTTACGAACAAACTCTGGTAACTGTTCTGAAAGACGTGTTGCATAAGGATCATCAGGCTTCTTCAAGAACCCTAGGTCTAATGCAGTATCAATCATCTCTGCAATCTCTAGGTCTTTAGCAGACAGACCATTAAGCTTTGCACCTTGTGATGCAGCATTAAGTACTCTAGCAGCACCATTCATCTTAGCTGCAAAAGTATCTGCAAACTCTTCAACTGTCAGGGTCTTAGCTTGCTTTAACTTATTGCCTGTAGACTTCTCAAAAGCTTTGATAAACTGTTTGATCTCTGCTGGGTCTGACTGCTTAATCATGTCAGCCATCCAGTTGCTATACAGATCACCATCACCACGTCTGGTAAATCTTAGACCACGTTCTTGAGCTATCTGAGCCATACCTTTCAGTACAACATTACCTTCGTCGTCAACGTGACCTAGCAATAGGTCAACAAAGAAGTCAGTGTCTAGATCTTTAAGTTCTACACCACCCTTAACTTTGTTCTTCCAACTACCAGTCTTTGGAACTAAGGCATTTGTGTACTCTTCAATGGACTTGGCAATATCAACCAGCATACCTTTAGCATCTGGCTCTTTTACAGTAACAGATGGTGCAGCTACATCAGAGCTACCACGAAGTACGACTTTACCTGCTTGCACTGCACCAATAGCAGTGGCACCCAGTGCTGCAATACCCATAGCAAACTTGTCGTAGTCATCACGTACACCTAGTTCTATTAGTCCGTCTTGATATAGGTATTCCATACCAACACTTACAGCAGCTTCAATGCTAGTGACTGTTGCAATCTCAGCTAGTGCACCTTTCTGTGCTAGACGCTTAAGACCTTTAGAACCTAGTAGTTGAGCTGAGTAATTTTTAACTTGATTAGTTGTAATCTTACCTGCTTCATCTACAGCTTTTATGAAAACTTTTTTACCAGTTTCTGCTACAACTTTAGGGGTTGCACCTGCTGCTTGTTTCTTAGCCATCTCACGTAGTGCTACTTTCTTAGCACTCTGAGTTCCTAAACGAACAGCACCACCACCAATAAACTTACCGATGAGGCCACCAGCTAGGTTGATTGGGTCTAGCAATGCTGTACGAACGTAGTCACCAGTACCCCTGACCTTTTCACCTAGCGTAGTTTCACCTGAGTACAGACCTGCCATGTTTTCAAAGAGAGCTGCAGCAGCAGCTGCATTGACAGTCTTATCTTGATCATCTTTGATGTCGTTAAGGTAGTCCATCTCAGATAATCCACGTACTGTATTACCTGCAGACACACCACGGCGATTGTCTAGAAAATCATCTACAATCTTTTCACGACTAAGTCCCTCTACGGACTGTAGCCCATAGCGGTCGAGCATGTAGTTGTTGATGATGGTAAACATCCTATCATCCTCAACCATTTCATTTTCTGTATAGGTTCCTGGCTCAGGTAGAGCAGGTTGCTGCACAGATGATGCATCAAATTGATCAAAGAAGTTACCTGCTGGTTCTTCCTGTGGATCGAATTGATCAAAAAAGTTTGTCATTATAGATACTCGTCAGCAGATCCTGGTCCATATTTCAGCTCAAAGTCTGCCTTTAAGCTGGGATTATTTTGAAGTGCAGCAATAGCCTCAGCTGAAGGCGTTGGGTATGTCGTTTCGTTTTGCGGTACTGAGGTTGCAATGTAAGGTTTAATCAGAAAGTTATTGGACAGTCCACGATAAGCCGATGGATTTTCTTCTTCAAGACTTGTAATAAATTCTGATGTGATAAACGTAGATAGTAAATAATCTCTTGCATCAGCTTTCTGACCTGGGTCAGAAGAGTTTAAGTTATTTAGTGCATTCTGTGTCTGAACTCTGTTAGGATCATTTTCTAAACCTGCACGAGCAGTTCTAATCACGTTTTGTAAGACACCCTCAAACTGTTTTTCTCTTGCAGCAAAGTCAGTTTTTTGGATAGCTTCTGGTTGTATATCAACAAATACAGTACGACCACCTTTAGTGGTCATATCTGTAATTCTTTTAGCCAGCTTATAGTATTCTTCTTTATTTGTAAGATCAACAACATCAAACTCTTTAAACAAATCAATCTTATCATCCACTGATGTAGGAGCTTGGATGATACTAATCATTGTAGGTAAATCTTGAAGGTTAATAACCCTGTCGTAGTTAGTAGCTTGATCTTCAATAAAATCTAAAACATCTTTAGCAGCATACGGATCATCCAAGATATTGTTTAGATAGTTTAAAGTATCTTCATCTTCAATGCCAGAATTATCAATACGTTGCTGTAGTTTTAATGCAGACTCTGCTGCAGTTTGTGTATCTTTAGATTTACCAGTGCCAGTTGATCCACCACCTTTAATGTAAAGACCTAGAAGAGCATCCTCTCTGCTACGAATAAGTTCATCTTCTTTTGCCTTAGCTGCATCAGCTTTGTCTAACCAATTAAGAACACCTACTGGATTAATTGCCATAGTTATACCCTCGCCATTAGGCCAGTTTTAGCTGGCTCTTCTTGTACCATCTCTGGCTCTTCTGGTTCCATCTCTGGTTCCATTGTAGGTTCTGGCATAGGTGTTGCCATACCCTTTTCTTCTTTAAGCTTATCCAACATCTTTTTAGCACGGGCTGAATCTCTGCGATAGTTGATAACTTCTTCAGCTTCTTTATCTTCAAAGCCCTCATTAAAGTCTAAGTCCATTGCCTCTGCAAAACCCTTTATGTGTTCGTGTATTACAGGTGCAATAATAAGACTTACATCTAATGAGTGTATACCTGCAACAACACCACTACGAAGTACACCCTGAACCAAAGTCTTTAGGTCTACACCCATCTCTAAGAAGTATAGTACATCTTCCATAGCACCTTGTTTACTAAGGTTGTCCAGATGCATATCTAATGCTTCGATCGGATCAGCAGTTTCTGGGGGTCTTTCATAAGCAGCATTTTTAGGGGAGTCAGTTAGAGACTGGCCTGGGATTGGTGCGTCAAAAGTTCTCATAAGTTATACCCCTGTGTAAATAGATCGGCCTCTGCTTGCCTACGTTTAGTTAGTCCAGGAAGTACTTTACCACCGGCCCTATTATATTCTAAAATCATTTCAGAGATTTCTTCATCTCCTCTAAGACCACCTTCATCACCCTTAAGTAGTTTATTAAAGTTACCTTGACCTAGATTAAAGGTAAAGCTAGTTAAAGCATCAATTTGATTATCAGACCAGTCGTATCCAAACTCTTTAGCTGCCTCTAGTACAACAGTTTTAGCTTTCATAACCTCTTTAGACAACTCTTTCATTGCCTCTTCTCTGGTTATGGTTTGATTTTTGCTTGAAGCAGGTGTACCAAAACCAATAGTCAACTGTCCATAGTCATCGTAGGCTCTCTCTTTAAAACCCTCAAATCCTGCAATAAAGCTGATGATGTCTCCAGACATATTAATATCAGGATCTTCTGTAGGTGGTTCTATATCACCTGTTACAGGGTCTTGCTCTATGCCATATTCTTTTAACTTTTCTTTTAAAGTGTCATTACTTTCTTTTACTTTCTTAAACCTATTAAGGATACGTTCTTCTGTGGACTGTGGTCCATCAAGCTTTTCTCCTAAAGCATCTATAGAAGATGCAACACCAAGACCTCTGCTTTGCCTAGCATCCCTAGCTGCCTTATAAGTTTTAGTTCCACCTTCTTGTAAGGCTTGAACTAGTGTCTGGTAGTTTGGTCCGTAATTAAAACTCATAACCTATTTTCCTTTAATTAAAATATTCCGCCAAACAATCCATCAGGATCTGAGCCAAAGAAGAATCTAAACAACAGTTCTGATCCAGCTTCTGCTTTTCTTTCAGCTAGTTGCTTTTCCACTTGTTCAAGTTTCTTATCCCCTAGAAGTAGATTAAGTGATCTATCAAGTGCAGACTGTTGTGCAGTAAATGCATACGACATAATATCACGTTCACGCTGCCAGATCTGGTCTAGGTTGGTAGAGGTAAGAGCATTAATAGTTTTAGCAAAGTCCATGTTGCTTTCGTTTTGAGCAGCAGTGTTTAACGTTGCAATGTTCTGCCTCCACTGAGCATTAGCCTGTGCAACTACAAGACCATTCTGTGCATTAAACATGTCACGTTGTTGCTGCATCTCAGAGTTAAATTGTCTCATAGCATTGGTTGTGTTTACGTTAAACTGATCCATAGCATTTTGTTGAGACGCATTAAATTGTCCAACTTGTGAGGTAAGGTTTGCAAAGAACTGGTTAGTCTGATTCTCACTTGTAGCATTAAATTGTGCAGCAGCATTCTCAGCAGCTTGATCAGTAAACAGTGCTTGAATATTTTGTTGTGCTTTAAACAAAGCTGTCTGTTGTAAGTTTGACAGATTGGCCATGTCCATTTGCAAGAAGTTCTGAGCATTTTGTACTGCAGCTTGTTGACGATTGCTTAAGTTAGCCATATCCATATTAGCTAGTGCAGCAGCTTCAGCCATTACCATAGCTTGTTTGTTGGATAAGTTTTGCAAGTTCATTGTATTAGCAGCACGAGAATTTTCTAATGCAATGTTTTGCTCTGCAGTAAAGTTCATATTGGCAATGTCACCAATACGAGCTGAGTTCTGCACACGTGCTTGGAATGCTTGATCAAACTCTTGACCTAGGAACTGTGCCCTTTGTTGTGCTGCAAGCATAGCACGTTGTTGTCTGTTTGACAAGTTCTGTGATTCAAATTGTGCTTGTGTTTGTGCATCCATCTGTGCGATAGGTAATGCAGCTTCCATTGCAGCTTGAATAACAGCTTGACCTGCCATAGAGGAAGCACCTAAGCCACGTGCAGAAAGTTTAGCCATAGCATTACGCATAGAACCTGCAGCCCAAGGGGGTGTATTACCATCCTCAAACTGTTGCATAAGACCTTCTAGCTGACCTGCTACTGTGGCTTTTTGTGAAGGCTCTGCAGTAGCTGCTTCGATTTGCTCAGTAAACTCTGCAGCTTTCTGTGCATCAGCTGCACCAGAAATAAGTTCACCATCTTGGATCTCCCTTTGTACAGGGTTATCCATCATGATAGCTGTACCTTGTTCAGCTTTTAGTTGAGATACAGAAGAGGTTTCTTGTTGTGCAGCATCTACTTGAGATTGTTCACCAAGTGTTCCTGTTACACCAGTAAGTCCTTCAGTTACCTGCTGTACACCTGTACCAACTGTAGCAGGGTCTACAGTAGATGTTGGGGCAACTTGTGGTTGGGCTACCTGCGCAGCTGTACCTACAGTAGCAACGTCAGCATAAGGAGCTGTCCCTGCAGTTTGACCTGCAGTCTCTCCGATAAAATCTGCACCATCAGGTGTAATCTGAGCAACGTTAGATTGTATAGGTTGCATAGTTTGATTGATCAGATTTTGCTGCATACCTTGAAAATCTTCAAGAGAAGTTCCAACAACACCCTGATTTGCACCAACTCTTTTTTGTGCCATACCTGCCATAGCTTGTTGATACTTACCCATACGAGCAGCTGCTGCAGGATTAGCAGATAAGAAGTTTGTAAGCTGAGAAGCTGGGCCATCAAAGCCTAGGAATTTTTTAGCTAGTTTTACATCAGGTCCATCTTCTGATACTGATCCACCTTCCGCTTGACCTTGTACAGCAGAATAACCTGGAGGTACATAGGTAAGAGGATTACCTGATCCATCAACAGTAACTGTTATCTGCTGCCCAAACTGGTTACGATAAGTACGTTGACCACCGAAACCTTGTTGAGATTGTGACGTCAAATTCTGTAGGGTAGTCCCAGTATAGTTATCCATAGTCGTAACACTTGGGGGTGTTGCAGTTAAACCCGCAGTTTGTAGTGGTACAGAAGTATCACCAGTTGTTGGATAGGTACCTTGATCAGTTTGAAAAGGCTCCGTAGTAGTAGTAGTTGCAGTCGGTACAAAAGGTTCAAAGGTCGATGTACCTCCTTTAAAGGTTGTGTCTGTAGCAGTACCTGTAGTGGTACCTGTAGTGGTACCTGTAGTATCTGTAGTTTCACTACCTTCATCTCCAGTAATGGTTTGACCTGTTACACCTAGATTACCATCACCTTTACCAAACTCTTGTGCAGACTTGTCTAGCTTACTAAACCATTCACCGTAGGACTCTGTACTCTGTGTAATTGTAGGTACAAAAGTGGTAAGGTCAGGCATTTCGGGTTGATACCAATTCTTACCTTCTGTTGATATACCTTGTTCTTGTGCAGCTGTACCCCAAGAAGCGTATATATCCTTGAGAGTTTGCTGTCTTTTCGCCATATCATCACGAACAAACTGATTAAACTCTTCATCAGTTTTTAGACCACGAGACTGCATTATATACTGCTTTTCGTTAGAAGTAAAGTTTTGACTTCTTTCTGCAGAACGCATAGCTAGGTTTAGTTTGTTTGCCTCACTACCCCAAGATTTGTTTACGTCAGCATAAGAACCGCTGGACATAATTGCACCATTAGGCGCAACCAAATTCGCAGTACCGTCTGCATTTCCAGAGATTCTATAAGAGCCTTGCCCTATACGAATAGAACGTACAGTTAACCAAGAATTATACTGATCATCCGTATTAAAATCTTCTCTTGTACGCCCGTCTTGTATAAAGTCGTTGTATTTATTTGCAGCATGATACTGTCTACTAGCGGCTTGTAAACCTTCTTGTCCCTCACCAAAATAGCTATAAGTACCGTCAGCATACTTAACAGCATATTGACCAGCACCTTCACCACTGTTAACCTTAACAACTGTTCCAGCGTCCTTTAGTAAAGAAGGGTCTACTTCTTTTTTAGGATTCTCTTTGTACTCATTTAAAACTTTAGTAGAACCATCAGGATAAGTAACAGTACCTAGTCTTTTACCATAAGCATTGGAAGCAGAATTAAGAAGCGTTTCTACATCTGAACCACTAATAGTGTGTCCTGTACCTATGGTAACAGTACCATTTGCATTTACTCTGACAGCTAATTCGCCTTGTTCCATTGCCATAGTTTAATTCCTTACTTACTCATTGTCATCCACACTGCACCAGCTATAAATGTCAGTACGGCGACAGTGACTAATTTTGTTATTGTTGACCAGATCGACTTACGAGTGTCACGCCAAGCTTCTATCAAGCTACGCATCTCTGTAATATCTTTATGTGCATCATCATCAAGTAGACCAATAGAACGTAGGGCTTCTTTAGCTCCACGTCTAGCTGCACGATCCAGCATAGCTTCTAACTCATCTGGGGAAAGTTTTACTTCACTCATAGTTTAACTCATAAATGCTAAAATGTCAAGTTATTTATGGCTTTGTAGGCCAGTCATCATCAGATAAGTTAGGCCAATTAGTATGTGAAGTAATATCACGTAAAGCCTGACGATATGTAGTCATCTCAGCAGAGAGTGTCATATCTGATAGTGCTAAGTAATCTGTAGCAGCTAGTAGTTCGTTACGTTTAGCACGGTTTGTCTCAGCCGTATCCGCATCCTGTTCTGCAATTTCTTCAGCAGTCAGATCAACGACAGTGCGTGTCAGCACCCAGTCATTGCCATAGATAGGTGTGCCGACTAGATCAGTGTTGACCTCATTTGTGATGGGATGAGTCGCATCTTCTTCAGTCATCAGGCGCACAACATTGCGTGTAGGTGTTGTCGCTGTTGTGACCTTCTGTGTCAGCGGGTCATAGTCTGGCATTGCTTCTGTTGTGACAGGGCGCATACCATATCTACGCATAATCTCTACTGGGATATTGCGTGGGAATGATACGTTTGGATTGTCACGGCGTAGCTGGCCCGTTGAATACGGATACTTGGCTACTGCCCCGTTTGTTATCTTAACGTAAGACATTGTGGTTTTCTCCTTTGGTTAGGCTAGGACTATTGCACCAGCACTTAAGAGGTTAGTGCTATCAGAAAGCGCATCTAGTTCTACTAGGCTTGATGTGTCTGTTGTGTCAAAAGACTTTAAGTTACTGTTATAAGATACATAAAGCGTACTGGTTGCATCATCGTGTGCTGCATAGGCGTTGCTTGCCGTAATGTTTTGGTAGCTTATTTCCGTCATATTTGATGGATCACTTACGTCTATCATTGTAATTGGGCCAGTGTTTGACGGGACAAACAAGACAGACCTAGTTAAGTCTATTGCAGGTGACCAACATTCAGATTGGCCGCTTGGATTTATAGTGTCTAAAACGGACATGCTAGAGGGGCTTGTAATATCTACAGATGTAACGCCATCTTTTTTTGATACATATAGCTTACCATTAGCAAAATCAGGTACAGAGAAAGTTGCTTCATCTAGCGTTGTTGTATTTTGCAAGAACTGAAGCCCTGTTGGGCTTGATGCAGTGGATACATCTATTGAAATAACTCTGTCTGTGCTACGACTTAGCATGTATGCAGTATCTGTATCCGCATCAAATTCAACAGCCCTCAACTGCACAAAAGAGGCTGTATTGCGGTATGTTCCAACTACAGACGGACTACTTAAATTTGATATATCAACCACGTTAAATTGATAGCGGTCTTCCGCTGTTACATAAGCGACTTGCTCAGTTGGATTAACCTTAACTCCACGACAGTCATCAAGATTTGTGTTATCTTGAAGGCTTCCTGTAATGGACATATTTGCTGGGTCACTAATATCAACAGTAATAATTCTATTCTGCTTGCTTACTAAAACTGCGGCATTTCTCTCTGTGTCTAAATCTATTGCCACAACATCGTTTAGAGTTGTACCGTTATAAAGACTGCCTAGAACTGTTATATTTGATGGGTCAGTAATATCTAAGGCAGTAATCCTAGCAGACCCTTGAGTAACAACATATGCCCTTGTTTTGGGCGCAGCAGCACCCCCAGCACCACTACCCAAGCCCATCATCATTGCTAAGTTGCTCATGCTACTGCGTCCCCTGCTTGCTTGGCGTAATACGTTGTGCCGCCATCGGTTGTTACGAATACATAAAGGTCTTTCTCACCTGCCGCTGGTGCATCTGGTGCTGTTGCTTCACTCCACTTTACGCTGCTAGGCCATGCGACTGTGGCGGCTGCAGTAGAAGAAAATGTATATTGATAAATAGTGTCACTACCACTGTCTGCATAATACAAATACTCACCATCTGAACCTGTTGCAATTCCTGTTGGTGTAGTACCCTGACTACTAATAGAAAATACCTGACTTTGATAAGATGCTGTGGAAACATCCCAAGCAGTGGATAAAGAGTAACGATACAACCTATCACTCTGAGAACCAAGAAAAAACATCTCAGTACCATCAGAGTTAAACACAACTCCAATTTCTACTGAGTCCTGTAGACTTAGTTGATACTTTTTACTGGTGTTATGAGAAGCTGTTGATAAATCCCAAGCTGTAGTCATATCATACTGATAGACGTAACCTGATGTATTACCTGTCATATAAAATGAAGTACCATCAGGTTTAAAAAATACATTCATAGGAACAGCATCTTCACTAGATAAATCGACAGTATTTAAACCTGATTGAGTTGCTACGCTACTTACATCCCAAGCAGTATTTAAGTCGTACTCATTTAGTCTGTCGGCTCCATAACCACCAGCATACATCTTAGTACCATCGTCGTTAAATGCCAACAAAGAAATGTTAGTGTCCAAAAGCTGTACACCACTTGTTGCGCCAGTCTTTGTAGACACATCCCAAGGTGTAGTTAAGGCATACTGGTAGACATAGTTATAGCCGCTGCCAACAAAAAACAATTTAGTACCGTCTGACTTAAAAGCTATACCTCTTGGACTAGGTTCTTGTGAAGCTACGTTCAAACTTATATTAGCATAACTTAATGCGTCCCAGTCGTACCCGTTAGTAACATCAGCACCCGTCACCTCTAACGCAAAGCTGCCAGCAGTGCCTGACGCTGGTGGGTTGCTGAAGGTAAACGTAGTGTTAGCCGATAGCGTCTTGGTGAAGTAGCTGCCCAGCGACATATCCACATCACTAGCTGCTACGGCTGTGCTATTCTGCAAGTACCGCTTGGCACTCAGTCCGTTCTTAATCTTAAATGCTTTATCATTCGCCATGTTTCACATCTCCACTTAGCTGAATGCGTCACCAGACTGAACGCCGATATATGTCGTACCGCCATCGTCTGTCGTAATTGTGTATATGTCTTTCTCACCAGCGTCAGGGCTATCAGGTGCAGTACCGCCAGCCCACTGTATGTCTGCATCCCATGTTATTGTGATGGCTGATGATGTAGAGTATTGATATACTGCATCTGTAGCATAACCTGTTATATACATTTTAGTACCATCATCTTTAAAAAAGATACCTGTAGGAGTAGAGTCTTGAGAACTTACACTAAAAACTCTTACGTGAGATAAGGTACTAATATCCCAAGCTGTGCTTAAACTAAATTCGTTTACTTCATCTCCAGTTGTACCTATAACAAATACTTTAGTGCCATCTGTACTAAAATATAAATTCCATGGTGCGCTTTCATAAGATGAAATACTGCTAGATTTTTGATTAAAAGATGCTGTTGATATATCCCATGCAGTTGTCATGTCAAACTCATTTATATCAGTACCTGACTGTCCCATCATATAAAATTTAGTTCCGTCATATTTAAAGAAAATACCTGCTACTGCAGTGTCTTCCCCTGAACCTGCTGTTACATTATCAAAACTAGCTGTACTTACATCCCATGCAGTGCTTAAAGAATATTGGTTTATATCATCTCCTGTAGCTCCACTAATATACATTTTAGTACCATCAGTTTTAAATGATATACCTGATGGATTAGTCTCTTGTGAAGAAACACTAAACTGAGTTGCGTAACTAGCTGTAGAAATATCCCATGCAGTGCTTAATGAGTATTGATAAACACTATCTCCTCCAGAACCTACCATATACATATCTAAACCATTATCTCTTATATATATTTGTCTTGGAGTAGCATCATTTGAACTAAAACTAAAAGTTTTGCTATCATAAGCTGCTGCACTTAAATCAAAACCTAAATTATTACCCGTCACCTCTAGCTGAAACGACTGCACATCCCCAGCATTGCTGAAGGTGTACTCTACGTCTGCGCTGGGCGTGTCTATGAAGTAGTTGCCAGTGGATAGATCAAAGCTGCCTGTCGTAACTGTGCTGCCAAAAGTGTATTGATATACATTGCCCAATCTTGATTGGTACAATTTAGTGCCATCTGTCTTAAATACAAAATTATTTGTGTCTGTAATAGCAGACAAACCCCCTATACTGCTTACGTTGTCATAGCTTGCTGTTGATAAATCCCAAGCAGTGCTAAGTGAATACTGATATATATCATCAGCATTAACACCAAACATCTTTGTACCGTCAGAATTAAATTGAACATACCAACCATCATCAGGTGTTTGACCACTAACTGCAAACGACACACTGTCATATGATGCTGTAGAGATGTCCCATGCTGTAGACATTGTATATTGATACATTGGGCTGTCATTGTCGGAGACATAAATTTTTGTACCGTCTGAGCTAATAGTAAAATCATACGAAGTACCAGTCTGACTTCCGTAATATAAACTGTTTCCAGTAGCACTTGTAGTAGATAAGTCCCATGCGGTGCTTAATGTGTGCTCATACACTCTGTCATCTTCATAAGCCTGTATATACAGCCGTGTGCCATCAGACTTAAATTGAAGGCCGTAACCAAAGGAAATATTTCCGTTTGAATAACTTACACTATCATAACTTGCCGTTGAAATATCCCAAGCAGTAGACAACGAATACTGAAAAACATCACCCGCACCTGTAGAAGAAGCGGATGTAACGTACATTTTTGTACCGTCTGTTTTAAATGCTACACCAGCGGCATATGCTATCTCTGATGAAACGTCTGCTGACTTACTATCGTAAGAAAGAGAGGAAATATTATAACTATCTACATAACTCCCCGCACTTGCAGCATCGCCCAGCGTGACCTTAGTAGCACCGCCAACCTCAACAGCATTCTTTACGATGAAATCCTTGTCGTTAGCCATTATGCCGCCCCATCTATTGCTATTGCTGCTTGGTAAGTCGTGCCACCGTCACGGGTGCTGAATGTTAGTACATCTGTTTCACCTATGGCTGGACTATCTGGTGCAGTGCCACCGCCAAACTGTAGGGTGCTATCGTAGGTGACTGTGTAGGCTGATGATGTAGAGTATTGATAAATAGTATCATTAGTGCTACCTGTTACATACATTTTAGTACCATCATCTTTAAAGACTGCAACATAAGGGTTAGTCTCTTGACTTGATACATCAAATTCTTGTACATAAGAAAGAGTAGAAACATCCCAAGCAGTACTTAAGCTATACTCTGTTACGACATCTGTGGAGTTATTAGGAATAAAAACTTTAAGTCCATCTGAAGTGAAAAATGGTTGTCTTGGACTGGCAACTATAGACGGTGAATATTGATTAAATGTAGCTGTAGATAAGTCCCAAGCCGTACTTAAGTTGTACTCTACAAGTTTATCATTTTCATCACCTGAGAAATACATCTTAGTACCATCTGGCTTAAAGAATAGACCAAAAGGAATATTATCTACAGTAGAAACATCTAAGGTATGTGTAATGCTTCCTGTAGATATATTCCAAGCAGTAGTTAGAGTATGTTCATATATGTTATCACCACCGTATCCAGCAATATACATTTTAGTGCCATCATCCTTAAAGAAAATACCTGAAGGTATAGTCTCGGCTAGAGCAAGAACTCTTACATAAGTTAGTGTACTTAAATCCCAAGCAGTGCTTAATGTATACTGATTTACTTCATCTGCACTAGCCCCAACCATAAACATTTGGGTTCCATCATCAGTAAAATATAAACCCATCGGACTGTTATTCTGACTAGCAAGACTTGTACTCACACTATCATAAGCCGCACTGCTTAGGTCATACCCATTTACCGCCCCATCCAACAACAACGTAGCCTGACTAACAGTCCCACTTGCCGCAGGGTTGCTTAGGCCAACCTGAATGTCAGACGTTGGGGTGATCTCAAAGACTGAACCTGTGGATAGGT